GCTTCGACCGTCTCACTTACGGGATCTTCTAAACACAAAGTCATCATCATCGATGAGGCTGATAACACAGGAAACGACGTACAACTCCTACTACGGGCAAATATTGAGGCATTTTATAACAACTGCCGCTTCATCTTCACCTGTAACTACAAGAACAAAATTATTGAACCTCTGCACTCCCGTTGTGCTGTCATTGACTTCACAATCAAAGGGAAACAGCGTGTACAGCTCGCGGGTAGTTTCTTTCAACGACTTCAATCAATCTTGGATCTGGAAAAGATTGAGTACGATCAAAAAGTTGTTGCTGAACTTGTATCAAAACACTTTCCTGATTTTCGTAGGGTCCTCAATGAATGCCAACGATATTCTACGGGAGGCAAAATCGACGCAGCAATTCTTGCATCTTTCTCAGACATTACAGTAAATGAACTCGTCAAGCATCTCAAAGACAAAAACTTCCCAGAAGTTCGAAAGTGGGTGGTCTCCAACCTGGACAACGATTCTTCTGTCATTTTTCGCAGGGTTTATGACACCCTTTACGATATTTTACTTCCCCAGTCTATCCCTGCTGCCGTTCTTGTTATTGCTAAGTACCAATACCAAATTGCGTTTGTGGCTGATCAAGAAATTAACCTCTTAGCGGCATTAACTGAAATTATGGTGGAGTGTGAGTTTAAATGAAATCTTTTAAGACACCTCTTCGTTATCCTGGAGGTAAGTCCCGTGCTTGTGAAAAAATGGGACCTTACTTTCCAGACCTGCGAAACTATGATAATTTTCGAGAACCATTTCTTGGTGGAGGAAGTGTTGCAATTTATATTACCAAGAAATATCCTAACCTAGATATTTGGGCGAATGACCTTTATGAACCTCTGGTAAACTTCTGGCAGCAACTCCAGATGTTTGGATATGATTTGAAAAGTGAATTGGTTGATTGTAAACTTGCTTACAATACTCCTGAACTTGCAAGAGAACTTTTTCTAAAATCGAAGGATCATATTAACGATAAAACTCAATCAAACTTTAATCGTGCTGTTGCCTTCTATATCGTCAATAAATGTTCCTTTAGTGGTCTCACAGAGAGTTCATCATTTTCAGAACAAGCGTCTAATTCCAACTTCTCTATGCGCGGGATTGAGAAACTGCCTACATATTCTTCGTTAATTAAGAATTGGTGTATAACTAATTACTCCTACGATTATCTAATGGATGGAAACAAAGGTGCTTTTATGTATCTTGATCCTCCTTATGACATTAAGGATAATCTCTATGGGAATAAAGGATCAATGCACAAAGGATTTGATCACGATAAGTTTGCTGCCGATTGTGATGCTAATAATATGGATCAACTGGTAAGTTATAATTCTGATCAACTTGTCAAAGATCGCTTTAAAAACTGGAATACTGGTGAGTTTGATTTGACTTATACAATGCGTTCAGTTGGCGAATATATGCGTGATCAAAAACAACGTAAAGAACTTTTACTTTTTAATTATGGAATTGAAGGACTGGTTGAACTCAATTAATTTTACGAAAGAGGATTTATCTGAAGATATTAAAGAATATTCGCCATACATTATCAACCGTTGTTTGTCTGGGCACATTGATTGTGTAATGTATGCCAATGAAATGAATATTCATCATCAACTTGATAAAGATATGCAATATTCATTTTATCTAAATAGTCTTAGGAAACGGAAGAGATTTTCTCCCTGGCTCCGAAAGGATAAAGTCGCAGACTTAGAATGTATCAAAAGTTACTATGGTTATAGTAATGAAAAAGCATCCCAAGCTCTGAAAATCTTATCAAAAGAACAAATTGCTTTCATTAAACAAAGACTTGAAATTGGAGGAAAAAAATGACTACTGCTCAACAAACAGTAGAACCTGAAGTCCATTGGTCTCAGGATCAAATGGTAGAGGTAATTCTTAATGAACCCGACGACTTTCTGAAGGTCCGTGAGACTTTAACTCGCATCGGAGTTGCATCGCGCAAAGAGAAGAAACTCTACCAATCTTGCCATATTCTGCATAAGCAGGGGCGTTATTATATTGTTCACTTTAAAGAGTTGTTTGCTCTGGATGGCAAACATGCAAATCTTACGGTAAATGATATTCAGAGACGTAATAGAATTGTAAGACTTCTTGCAGACTGGGGTTTAATCACGGTTATCAAACCCGACAGTGTTGCTGATATTGCTCCTCTCAATCAAATCAAAGTTCTTGCCTATAAGGATAAGGGTGATTGGATTCTTGAACAGAAGTATAATATTGGTAAGAAAGGAAAGGTAGTAGAATCCGAATAAATAAGTATGAGACCTTTCGTGCGGTCTCTACAAAAGTCGGAACACCCTAAAAAGAGGTTGGGTTTTTACCCCTCCTCTTTTTTTATGATCTTGTATAATTAGTAATGGATGCCGCAAGGGTCCACAAAACACAAACTCGCTTTTAAAGGAGCTACCATAATGACCAACCTTACAAGGTATACTGCTGCGGATCTTCCTGCATTAATGGAGAGGATCAGTAAATATAGTATTGGAATGGATGAATACTTTGATCGTATTTTTCATCTGCACGAAACTACTACAAACTATCCACCTTACAATCTAGTTCAAATTAGTAATGTAGAATCAAGATTGGAACTTGCTCTTGCTGGATTTAAAAAGAAAGAAGTTTACGTCTACACTCAAGACGGCAAACTCTTTGTAGAAGGTCAAAAAGAAGATAAAGAAACGGAGTCCAACTATCTCCACAAAGGTTTGGCTCAACGGAGTTTTAAGAGAGCGTGGACGCTCTCTGACGACACAGAAGTTAGGTCAGTTGATTTTGAGGATGGACTTTTGAGTATTACTCTAGGGAGAATTGTTCCAGACCATCATAAGAGAAAGGATTATCTCTAAATAAAAATAAAAAATGAAATCTTTCGACGAATTTAAAACGATTGCATATAAAAATGCAGTTCCCCACACAGTTTATTCTGACAAAAAGGAAAAAAGAATTCCAAAAGGAAAAGCAGTTCCTGTAAGAAGTCATTCAAGTGCTGGTGGAAATGGTGATGGAGGTGAATAAATAGTTTTGAATATCGTCGCCGCGAGGGGATCCTGGCAAAATCCAGGTTGACTCCCCTCATTTTTCTTGCTAAAATTACTGCAGTGGTAAAGTTGAAATGTCCATAAAAATTGCTTTGTTAAAATCTGGAGAACAAATTATATCCGATATTCAAGAAATGATTCTCGGTGAAGGTGAAAATGAAAGAGTTGTTGGATATTTTTTCATTAGACCGTGTTTGATTGGAATTAAAAAACCAACTACAGGTGAGGCGAATTCTTCACTTGAAATTAAATTATCATCTTGGATACCTTTAAGTAAAAATGATAAAATACCTATTACTTTAGATTGGGTTGTTACTATTTTAGACCCTATTGATAAATTGACCGAAATGTACGAAAAGGATGTTGTTGGAAATGGATGAAACTAATATTTTTGCATTAATTCTTATTAATGGCGTAACTCTAATTTCTCAGATTGAAGAGATATCTACAGAACTTGGAGAACCAGATTGTTTACTTAAAGATCCTTATCAAATAATGCCAGATAAGACCATACAACCTTGGTTGATGGAGTATTCTGCTCAACAGGCATTTAAAATGCATTCTGATAAAATTATTACTTTGATAACACCAAATCAAAAAATAAAAGAATTGTATTTAAGTATGTTCAAATAATATTTGTACTTTTTATAATTTTAATCCTTTATACTATTTTTAATAAATGAGATTTTATACTAATGTTCAATTGATTGGAAATCAATTTTTGGTTCGTGGTTATGACAATGGGCAACATTTTGAGACGAGGGATGAGTTCTTTCCAACTCTCTTTGTAAAAACTAAAAAAGAATCTAAGTATAAGACATTGAGTGGCGAACCCGTGGAACCAGTTCAACCAGGAACTGTTAGGGATTGCCGTGAGTTTTATGGTAAGTATGAAGGTGTGGACGGATTTGGGATTTATGGAAATGACCGTTATATCTATCAATATATTTCGGAAAAATATCCAGAGGATGAAATTAAGTTTGATATTACCAAAATCAAACTTGTAACTCTGGATATTGAGGTTGCTTCAGAGCAAGGATTCCCTGACGTTGAATCTTGCTGCGAAGAAATTCTTGCAATTACTATTCAGGATTATACAACAAAGAAAATCATTACTTGGGGAGTTAAACCATTCAATAATACTCGAAAGGATGTTACTTATAATTTGTGCGCATCCGAGTATGCTCTCTTGAGCTCATTTATCCATTATTGGATACAAAACACTCCAGAAGTTATTACTGGTTGGAATATCCAACTATATGATATTCCATATATTGCTAAACGACTCAATCGGGTTCTTGGTGAAAAGTTGATGAAGCGTCTTTCTCCTTGGGGTCTTGTGACTGAAGGTGAGATTTACATTAATGGTCGCAAGCACACTTCTTTTGATGTTGGTGGCGTAACACAATTGGATTATTTGGATCTCTATAAGAAGTTTACTTACAAAGCACAGGAATCTTATCGTCTCGATTATATCGCTGAAGTAGAACTTGGTCAGAAGAAACTTGACCACTCCGAGTTTGATACTTTCAAAGACTTTTATACTAAAGGTTGGCAAAAGTTTATTGAATATAACATTGTTGACGTAGAACTTGTTGACCGCTTGGAAGATAAGATGAAGTTGATTGAACTTGCTCTTACTATGGCATATGACGCCAAAGTGAATTATGCTGATGTTTTCTATCAGGTTCGTATGTGGGATAATATCATTTACAATTATCTCAAAAAAAGAGATATTGTTATTCCGCCCAAGAACAAATCTCAAAAGAATGAAAAGTATGCTGGTGCTTATGTAAAAGAACCAAAACCTGGTAAGTATGATTGGGTTGTGAACTTTGACCTTAATAGTCTATATCCACACTTGATTATGCAGTATAATATTTCACCAGAAACTCTTCTTGATGAACGTCATCCTACAGTATCTGTAGATAAAATTCTACAGCAATCTCTTAGTTTTGAATTGTACAAAGATAAAGCAGTCTGTGCTAATGGTGCTATGTTCCGTAAGGATGTGCGTGGATTTCTTCCAGAACTAATGGAGAAAATGTATGATGATCGAGTCATCTTCAAAAAGAAGATGATTACCGCGAAGAAGCAATATGAAAAAACACCTACTAAAGAATTAGAAAAAGAAATTGCTCGTTGTAATAACATTCAAATGGCAAAGAAGATTTCTCTTAACTCTGCTTATGGTGCCATCGGCAATCAGTATTTTCGTTATTATAAGTTGGAGAATGCTGAGGCAATCACTCTTTCTGGGCAAGTTTCAATCCGTTGGATTGAGGGTAAGATGAATGCTTATCTAAATAAACTTCTCAAAACACAGAATGTGGATTATGTTATTGCTTCTGATACTGACTCCATTTACCTTAATATGGGCCCTTTGGTTGAAACTGTATACAAAGGAAGAGAGAAAACTACTGAAAGCGTTGTTTCGTTCCTTGATAAGGTCGCTGGTATGGAACTTGAAAAGTATATTGAGGGTTCTTACCAAGAATTGGCGAACTATGTGAATGCATATGATCAAAAAATGCAGATGAAGCGTGAAAACATTGCGGATCGTGGAATATGGACTGCCAAAAAGCGGTATATTCTTAATGTCTGGGATAGTGAAGGAGTTCGTTATGAGGAACCTAAACTTAAGATGATGGGAATTGAGGCAGTTAAATCTTCTACTCCTGCTCCTTGCCGTAAAATGATTAAGGATGCTCTCAAATTAATGATGAGTGGAACTGAAGACGAGGTGATTGAATTTATTGAGAACGCTCGTAAGGACTTTAAAAAACTTTCTCCTGAACAAATATCATTCCCACGTTCGGCGTCTGATGTGAACAAATATAAATCGTCAGCAACAATTTATGCAAAAGGAACTCCTATTCATGTCCGTGGAGCACTTCTCTTTAATCACTATATTAAGGAGGCAAACTTGACAAATAAATATTCGCTTATTCAAAATGGTGAAAAAATTAAATTTATTTATTTAAAAAAACCAAATAGTATTCATGAAAATATTATTTCTTTTATCCAAGATTTTCCTAAAGAACTCGGAATTGACAAATACATTGATTATGAATTACAATTTGAGAAAGCATTTTTGGAACCACTTAAAATTATTCTAGATTCTATTGGATGGAATGTGGAAAAAACTGTAAACCTTGACTCATTTTTCTCTTGATGGATTTACCAATTAACGAAAAGGAATTGAATACGATTATTAGTGCTATGAGATTGGGTGGTGATGTTGCCTTGTATCAAAAACTATGGACTTATAAAATGAATTACTTAAATGATAAAAATGAGGGGAAAAAATGATGGATTTTCTTAAAGATATTGTAAAAGAAATTGGTGGCGAGTATACGCAACTTGCTTCCGATATTGATGAGACTGAAAGTTATGTTGATACGGGTTCATACATTTTTAATGCACTGGTTTCAGGTAGTGTATTTGGTGGTGTATCT